GAACTTATGGCTTCCTCTAAAGTTAATCCATCACTAATAGCAGCTTCAATAGCACTTTGATTTATTTCAGTAGTAGCAGTAGTTCCATACTTTTCATTCCACTCATCCAATAAAGTTTGTTGTTGTGCAATATATGCATCAGCTTTAGCTTTAGCATCTGCAATTTCAGAAAAAGTACCACCTTTTTTAGAAGAAAACCTTGTGCCATCAGAAAGAGTTACATAACTAGATTTATCTCCTCTACCAAAAAGACCTCCACCAAGTTTTCTACCTACAACATCATCTTCAGTGTAAGAAGGTACAACTGGTTTTTCAGGTATTTCAGAAGTAGTATCTGTATCTTCAGCAGTAGACATTACAGAATCTGGGTAAGTTTCTTGTAAAATTTCTGTAGCACTAAGGCCTTCTGTAGTAGCATCTACTGTATGTGATCCACCATCTTCTCTATTTATTGTAGCTGATCCATCAGCATTTGTTGTTATTGTGTCTACCATCTTATTTTTCTTTCTTTATATACTTTCTACTAGGACATTGACTTGTAGGAGACATTTGAAATTTCTTATACTTGTATGGGTATGCTTCTTGTTTAGTCATGTGTGCAGGACGATATGTACAGGTCATAATAAACTTGTTATTATAATTGTTTTCCCAAATATAGGCGTATGCTACAGACACAAGTATATATAACATTAACCTTCTATTTGTGGTGTATTAGCTAAAGAAGTAGGATCAAATACATCAAAGCCTCTACTGTTAGCAAACTCTGCTGGACAACCTGCCCATTTATCTGCACACTTCTCTAACCATTCTACTGTGTGTTTGTGCTCTGGGGCTTTTCCTTGCTTGACAATTTCGTTTTCCCATTGAAGGTAAGCAAATACTTCTGCTTGAGCTTGGGCGGCATTGATACCCAGATCAAATACATATATAAGATTACCCTCATCAATCACCCCATTCCTGCTACGTGCAGCATTAAGAGCTTGTTTCATAGCTGTCATGATATGATATCTAGCTTCTTCTATTTCATAGTCTTCTTCTGTTAGTTCTTCCTTACCAATTTTCTTCATTAAGTTATCATACTGATTAGTAAAGAAATTCATCTTTCGTACTGCAGCTTGCATACTATTACGTATGTTCTCTAACTGACCTTGTAGTTCTAGTATCTCTACTTCAATTAGATCAAGCTGCAAGTTATCGTTACATGTTGCACGTTTACGTTCTTTCTTTTGTAGTTGTATTTCTTTTTTACGTACACTTATGTATGCCTCTTGTAATGCACCCCTTGTTTTATCTATCTCAGCCAGTGTATGTTTAATACTTCTTATAGGAGTTATTGCAGTTACATCTAGTGTAACACCCATAAACTGACTGTGTGACTTATAGAAGTTAGAACTTGCCTGTGATATTGCTGGCATCTTCTCTTGAATATTAGTAAGCATAGCCTTGTACTCAGGCTCTGCAGTTGGTAGTGCATCTTTTAATGTTTTTGTTATTGCTAGTTTTGTAGACATAGTTTTCCTTTATTAGCTAGGCCAATCTGCTGCTCTTTTTGAAGTGTATTGTTCTTTTAATGTCCATACACCATTTGCAGCAGATGCAGTAGGTATAGTAGGACTTTTTGTAATTATGTTTCCTATAAATCTATTCATTATAAACCTCCATGACCACTAGACATTGAACAACCTTTAAACTTATCATCACTTAAATCTCCAAAGTCTGTAGCATTACCTGTAGATGTTATTGTAATATAATCTATTGTATCTCTTCTATTAGAACCTTCGTCAATAGCAGCTACTCCACCAGCTATTACGGCTCTATCTCCACCAGCATTAGCATACTTAGCAAATCCACTTACAGTGCAATCTCCAAAATCTGCAGCATTTCCTGTAGAAGCTATAGTTATATACTCTATATCAGTATTTATTGCTCCACCAGCTATTATACCTCTAGTGCTATTTGAAGTACCTCCATCAAATAATTTATATTTTCCAACCAAGAGATTACCAAAATCAGTCATGTTACCAGTGCTTGCTATTGTAACATATTCTATTATATCTACACCTTCAGCATACGCAGAACCGCCACCTGCTATCACTCCTCTAGTTGTACTAGCTAACCCACAACTTCCAGTTCTATTACCACTTAAATCACCAAAGTCTTGAGCATTACCTGTAGATGCTATAGTTATATATTGAATTACATTATCTATAGCCATTAAGTTTCTCCACCCATAAATAATCCTCTAGTTGCATTAGAACATCCTGCGGCTCTATGTCTTGCAGCAAGTAAATCTCCAAAATCTGTTGTGTTTCCAGTAGTGGCTATAGTTATATATTGAATTACATTGATCTTACTACTTACTTGACCCCCTGCAACTATTCCCCTAGTTGAACTTGAACAACCTGCACACTCTCTTGTAAGTTCAGCTAAATCTCCAAAGTCTTGAGCATTGCCTGTAGATGTTACAGTTATATATTCCATTACATTTACACCATCTGATCCATCAAATCCTCCAGCAAAAACAACATAAGGTGTAATATAAGTTTGCCAATCATCATTGATTTGTTGAAAGTGTTCTGTTAAACTCCATACTCCTTGAAAACCTGACATTATATACCTCCATGAGCATTACATAAACCTGATTGAAGATCACTAACACTTAAAAGATCCCCAAAGTCAGAAGCATCTCCTGTAGAAGATATAGTTACAAAATCTAACACATTTGATCTAGTAGAACCATTGATTCCCCCTGAACAAATTCCTCTTGTTGAATTAGCTGCTGCTGCTGTGTTATGTCTAGCTGCAGTAAGATCTCCAAAGTCAGTTGTATCACCAGTTGAAGCTATAGTAATAAATTCTATTAAATCACCAGTACCACCACTAAAACTTCCCCCCATTCTAAGTCCTCTTGTTGAATTAGAACAAGAACCAAATTCTTGCCCTTCAGTGCTTATATCACCAAAATCTGTAGCATCACCTGCAGAAGATATAGTTATATAATCTATTGTTTCATTAGTTCCAGATTGGATACCACCCATAAAAACACCTCTAGTTGTACTAGCACAAGCTCCTAAAAGTCTTCTGTCTACAGTAAGATCTCCAAAGTCTGTACTATTACCAGTACTTGCTATTGTATAAAATTCCATTGTATTTAATCTAACAGTAGAGTTGGTTCTGCCACCACCTATTACACCTCTTGTGTTACTAGAAAGTCCTGCACCAGCATAGTGAGTATAGTGTGTTCCAAAATTTGTACTATTACCAGTGCTTGCTATTGTAATATATTCTAATGTATCTGTATGACCACCATCATAACCTGTTGTAATACAACCTCTTGTAGAACTAGCAAAAGATGAACTTGAGTTCATAGCTCTTCCCATATCACCAAAGTCTGTAGCATTACCTGTAGTTGCAGGTGCAATATATTGCATTACATTAGACGTTGTACTAGAAGCATCAGCCCCACCAGAAAATACAGCCCTAGATGCAGAAGGTGTTATACTGCCAGTTACGGCAGGAGATGAATGTCCATAATCATTTATTGCAAAAACATTAAAAGTAGTAGCAGTACCTGCAGCTAATCCTGATACTGATATAGGAGAAGAACCACTCGTAGCTCCAAAACCTGTACCAGATACGGCTAAGTAACCTGTAATTGGATCATCACCTACATCACTTGGAGCAGTAAAACTTACACTGCATACACCATCAACTCCACCACTTACACTTACACCTGTAGGTGAGTCTGGTGCTTGCAATGGAGCATGTCCTATAAAACCACCTCTACGTTTAACCATAATTATGCGTCTTTCATTTCCTCATATGATACAAGGTAAGTAAGATCACTATTGGCAGATGCAGTAACTGCTAATAGATCTGTTTCATCTAAATAAAATCCATTATCTTTACCTACAACAACTAATGTTGCATCAGCAGGGACAGATATTGTTTTAGCTATAGCAAAATAACTTGATCCATTATCTGTACTAACTTCAACAGTTACATCTGCTGCATTTGTACCATCTATGTTTGCTATAATCAGACTATTTATTTTTGCACAATATTCAGCAGTAACATCGACTATATCTGCTCTACTTGTTGTTACTGCACCAACAGCCACTTTAGGTGTTATGGTGTCTACGTTAATTAAATTTGGGGTTGCCATCTATTTCTCCTTTTCTTTATCCAAATACAATGGCTGCTGCTATTGCAAAACCTTTAGTGGCAGCACTGCCAGCAGCATAAGTTTTTACATCTGATGCAGGAATAGTCTTCATTGTTCCACCATCATTAACAACAAAACCATCTGCATCTGCTAGTGTTATTGAACCACCAACAGAAGTACCACCATCTAGTAAGTTTATTTCTGCAGCAGTAGAAGTTACACCATCCATAATATTTAGTTCTGCTGCAGTAGCTGTTATTGCTGTACCATTTATACTGAGAGCATCAGTTTCTAATGTACCATCAATGTCTGCATCACCACTTATATCTAATGAACCTGCATCTAGTTCACCAGTAAGAGTAAAATTACGTACTCCTGTGTAGTCTTTATTTGCATCTAGTATCATAGCTTTAGAAGCTATAGCAGTACCTACTGCAGTGCTTCCTAGATCTAATGCATTTATTTCTCCTACAACTACTGTAGCTCCATCTAGTATATTTAACTCTTCTGGTGTAGAAGATATTTGTGTAGTGCTGACAGCAGCTAGTACAGGTATTGTACCACTCTGATTAGGTAAGTTAATAGTACGATCACCTGTAGGATCTATAATAGTAAGAGTTGTTTCATGTGCATCAGCAGTTGCACCTTCAAATACAATAGCATTTTCAGCTTCCATTGTAACTGTATTAACAGTAGTAGTTGTACCAGCTACAACTAGATTAGGTGCTAATAATGTTCCTGTACTTGGATTATACCTTAAAGCTCCTGTATCGTCAAGTAGTGCATTTGATTCATCGTGAAAAACTACAGGAAAGTTTGTGTTTGCTGTGCTATCACTAACTGTAACTGTAGCTGCTGAAGCTGCAGCACCAGAGTATCCAGAGGAAGTAATTGTACCAAGAGAAGAACCACCATCTGCAAAAGTAATAGTACCATTATCAGCATCTAGTGTAATACCACCACCAGAATCTAGGGTTACAGTTGTACCTGCAAGCTCTGCTGTACCATCTGCAGTAATTTGTATATTAGCTGCATTAGATGCATCGTCTGTAGTTACAATATCTAATGTACCATTTGTACCTGCAGTAATAGTAACTGTATCACTAGCAGAACCTGTCATAGTAATAACTTTACCATTTATAGCTACATCATCTACAGTAACAGCACCACCTGTAATAGTGCCTGTAGTAGTAATTGCACTTGATCCATTATCAATGCTACCAAAACCAGATGTAATAGAACCAGAGTTTAGAGCACCAGTAGAAACAAGGTTGGGCATTGCAGTTATTTCATCATCAAAATAAGCAGCAAGGTCTGTAACTGCTACTTGAACCATAGTGCCATTATCATTCATTACTACTCTGTCAGCATCTGCTACTGTTGTAGAAGTAGCTGAAGTATCACCATCTACAATATTAAGTTCTGCTGCAGTTGAACTTATAGCCGTACCATCAAAGTTTATTGCATCTGCATAAAGAGTACCATCAAAGTACCCATCTTTAAACTCATATGAAGCAGAACCTAAATCAATATCATTATCTGTTGTAGGAAGTATTGATCCATTATTAAATGTAAATTGTGTTTCACCACCAGTAGTAATTGTAATTACGTCAGAGCCACTAAAAGTAATACTTGTATTTGTGTCACCATCACCAGAAATGCTATCTAGTTGAATATCACCAACATTAGTAAAATCAGAGTCACTTAAATCTAATGTGCCTGTAACATCTAAGTTACCACCTACAGATAAATTACCTGATACATCTACTGCACCATTTATATCAATAGTAGTAGCTGCAATTTGTATTTCTGTATCAGCTACAAGATCAAGCTGCCCATCAGTACTAGAATTGATATAAATAGCAGTATCACGAAACTGTACTTTTTCTGTCGAAGCAACAAGTATATCATCAGAAAACTCAAAGTAATCTTCGTCTTCCATCCATTTTAATTCACCATCATTTGTTTCACCATCAAATGTAACTGTTATATCTGTCCCTGAAGTACCATCACCTATAGTAATTCCTGTTCCTAATAACTTAGTTATAGGTCCACCTTCTGCAGTTGTACCATCATGTGTATGTCCTGTACTAGATGCAAATGCTGCAAGAAGCTGATTAAATTCATCATTAGTATCTGCTGCTTGTATTACATCACCATCTGTATAGGAAGATTGCCTTGTGTATGTAGCTCCCATTATCGTCTAGCTCCTACTTGATATTCTAATTGAAATCCTTTAAGTGAATATGGTGCTGTTTCTCCACCATCATCTACTCTTAATGCAACAGTAAAACCTGATCCTTCTACTGATTGCCTAACTAACGGTTGTGTTGAACCACCATAAACAAATTGTGTTGCTGAAGAAGTTGTGCTGTATACTGCAGTACCATACTGTGCAGCAACAGTTGATGAGTCTAATGCATATGGTTCAGGTCTTGCTGACTCAACACTTTCATTATCATAACGTAACTTTAAGTCTGCATCTATTGATGATTCAGGTTTAAAATTAACAATAACTCTTTGCATATGTTTTCTTATACCAGAGTCTCCAAAGTTTAAATCTGGGCTTCTATATCTACCTAATATAGATGTACCATCAAACGTATTACCTTTTTCTTGTCTGATTATATATCCTTCAAATGATCCATGTAAAACCAGTACATCACCTGCATCTACAAATGTATCTGTAGCTGAAGGTCTGACACCTAACATTTCAGAAAACTCGTATCTGTCTCCTTTCATAACACAGATAACACCTCTTGTAAGAGAACCAGCTACAGTATCTTTAACAAAAAATATTCTGTATTGTGTTTTATCAGGTATAATAACGCTTTCAAAAAGAGAAGAGTCTTTTAAGTTTTTATCAAATAAAGATTGTACATTTTTAGATATTGTACCAAGTTCAACGTCACCAATTCTAGCTGTACCTGCAACAGTTCTTAAACCATCAGGACCAAGAAAAATTAAGTCACCTGCAAATTCCTGTATACTGTCTCCATTTATACATCCAATATTTCTTGTAACTGGTGTTATAGCAAAGTTAGCAAGAGCAGAACCTGTTAGTTTAAATATTCTATTTTCACAAAATATAAATAAGCTATCACGAAATACTTTTAATCCAACAATAGTATCATCTACTTTAATAGAACCTGCACCATCTGCTGCATCAAAGTCATCTTCATCAAAAGGTTCACTAAACACAAGTGTTTGTGGAGTTGTAGATTTACCTGCATAAAACATGTGATTTTTAAATGCAGCTACAAATTTAGATCCTGATACTGAACTTTCACTAACATCTGTTGCACTCATAGATGTATTAAAAACTACAGGTGCATTTGCACCATCAGCAAATATTATCTTATCATTACCATCAAAATTAAATCTTTCAAAAGTATATTTACCTGCACTACTTCTACCTGAATCTATTTCTGTCCAAGTTGTAGATACTGCATCGTCTACTACGTGGGCTGCTGCAGTTGTAGAGGAAGTTGCTCTTGTTACACCTGTAAAGGTTGTACTTGAAGTGCCTGTATAAGTAAATAACTCTGAGTTAATTTGGAGAGTACCACTAGTAGCAAAACCTGCAGTAGAATCAACAGTAATTGTACCAGATCCTGTCATACCTGTACTTGCAGATATAGCTAAAGATAACTCTGTGGATGCAGAAGAGAATATCTTTTCTCCTCTGGCTGCTAATACTTTATCTGCAAAACTAGCAACCATTAGTACCTTTTCACCAGAGCCTGAAGTTTGAGGTACAATATGATTTACAAATTTACGAAAGCCATTTATTCTTCTGTAGCCACCTTCAAGGTCAGGCTCAAAGTTTTCTAAAGTTAATGCTTCTCCAGGTTGCATAAGAAAAGTGGACCTATTCAAAACAAGCCCACCTTCACAATTAAATGCAGCCCCTTGTGCTTGAGAATTATCAGGCATTAAGTAACAACCCCAGGCATATATTTAGAAGATCCTCTTGCTCTGACAATCATAGAAGATCTTAAGTAGTCATACTTATTGATAAGTAGACTTTGCATATTTTTAATACCTTGTTCAAATCTTTGAAAATTAAGTTGATACTGATTTTGCTCTCCACGATATAAATAAACATAAGCAGTAGCACCATCAGTAATAACAGGTTTAAACCTGTCAGGCACAGTTGTAGTGTCTCCGTGTGCGTCTAAGTCTGATGGAAAAGTGTAGTAATCAAATTCTAATGTATATTGTTTATCTGGGTATGGATAAAGTAAATAATTATTATCAGGTGTTCTTACAATAAATCTAGGAACACCACCACCATCAAATTGTGTAACAGTTGTGCCACTAGAATGTGTAGCTGCAGTTGTGCTGTTTGCACCTCTAGTACAACCTGTTATATCATTACCTGTTGTACCTGTATATGTAACCTGCTCACCACCAATATGTACTGTACCAGAAGAATCAAAGTCACTAGTAGATGTAAGAGTAAGAGTAGTAACAGTACTAGAATGAGAACCATTTAAAGTTGTACTGGCTATTTGATCTTCTTCACTACCGTAATTAAGAGTAATATACTCGTAATAATTAAGATTTGTTAAATTACTTCCTACTGCACTCAAACTTGTACTTTTTTTAATTCTAGCTGTACTATAGTCTAAAGATTTAGTACTACTTGGTAAAGAATACCTAGCTACACCTGCAGTCAATGTAGAACTATTTGAGGAATGATTAAAAGAATAACCAAACTCTCTTTGATTTATATATCTAATAGCATCATTTACTGCATTTTTACATTGTACTTGAACACCTCTAGCTGCAGAAAAAGTACTAGAAGTAAGTGCTACTTCATTCATCCGTGTTATTACTGCATTAGTTAATGTAAGATAAGTGAGTGCCATTATAATTCCTTAAGGTAAGCTTTAGGGGCCAGTTTTCCAGCCCCTAAAGTTTTTATCCAAGTAGATCTCTATCTACTTCTTGTGCTGAACCACTTTGACTGACATCATCCATGAGTAAGCATACAGCATACACACGAATAATACCACCTGTAATAGTTCCACTAGAAGCGTGGATTTCTACATCAATAGTATCTGCCGAAGCAGTAAACACTGGTAGATTACTACAAACACCTGAAGATGTAACAGCAGGAGTATGTGCTCCTACAGATGCACCATCAAGGTCAAAAGATGCAGCAAAAATGTCTACATCTGTACCTGTGATACCAATATGAAGAGCAGAGTCACTAGTTGTACCTGTCATTGCAGTAACAACTTTAAACCCTGAATGTAGTATCAAAGTATTTGCAGGAACAGCAATAGCTTCAATGATATCATTGGCTGCTAGTGCAGTACCACTGTTTTGTAAAATGGCATCTGCAAGATCAATATCGTTCTGCAGAGTTACCATGCTAGCACGTAACTGTTTATTACCAGTTCCACCGTTGTTTGAGGTAGAAGCGGAGTTAGTGCTCATAGATATTGTAGCCATATTCTATCTCCCCTTACGCTGCGTTATATTTGGCAGTTGCGATAGCTTCAGGACGAAGTATCTTCCTACCATAAAGATGCATACCACGAACAATGTCAGCAAAGCTGTCAGGGTCACGATATGTTTCAGTCTTATTGATTTGCTC